ATGGTTATGTGTACGTGAATCAATTCGTGTAACTACCGTCAAACCTTCAGGATCTGTTTCACTATTATCTGGTGCAACTCCTGGAGTTCATTGGGGTCCTGGAGGAGCATTCTATCTTCGTGCTATTAGGTTTGGTAATACAGATCCAATGCTTCATTTATTTAAAGCAGCAGGGTATAAAATTGAAGCAGACCTAGTATCTGCAAACACTTCAGTAGTATATTTTCCAGTAGCATCTGGACATCCAAGATCTGAAAAAGATGTAAGTCTTTTTGAAAAAATTGGTTTGGCAGCAACTGCTCAAAAGTATTGGTCCGACAATGGCGTATCTGTAACTCTTTCATTTGATAAAGAGTCAGAGTCTAAGCATATTGCTCCAGCACTTCACATGTATGAAGGTCAACTTAAAGCAGTATCATTTTTACCAATGGGTAACAAAACATATCCCCAACAACCATACACACAAATTACAAAAGAAGAATACAATGCGTATGTTGGAACAATTGGCAAAATTGATTGGTCTGCTATTTACGATGGTAAAGACAATCTTGATGCTGAATCTGAAAAATACTGCTCAACAGACGCTTGCGAAATTAAACTATATTAGTCTTCATCCTGCTATAATAAGAGGATAGGAGAAATATGACCAACCCGTCTAATTTATATGCAGAAAAGGTGTTTTCAGAGCACCCCCTAGCATTATGGGCATTAGATAGAGCAGTTGACTATATAAACTTAATAGATTCAGATTATCAGGATATTAATGAATCTTGGACGGTAACTGGCGGATCTGCATCTTTAGAAACATTAGATGTAGATGCACCATTTCCAGATATAGAAGTAAATAAATTAGAGGGAGATGTACCACCATCTGGAACCTCAGACATTATTTGTATTAGTCCAGACTTAGTAAACTTTGAAGATTTAAATGCAAGCCTTGGCACCTTTTGTGTTGGTGGTCATGTTTATATTAATAGTGAATATGTAAAGTCTGTTGCTATTGGATTTGAATATACAGATACAACAACTTCATCTACAGTTCAAAAATTAAAAACTTATGAGATTGAAACAGGCAATACGGACTCTTGGATATTTGTTTCTCAGACATTCGAAATTGAAAGTGAAAACACAAACCTTAGAGCGGTAGTAAAAATAACATCTTATACTGGCGGATCTACACCATCTGATTATTTATATTACGTTAACGGTATTACCGTTGGTCAATGGTCAGAAGAGTTTAATACTCAATCACTTGGTCTTACTCCAATTACCATGCCAGCAAATATTGCTCTAGAATCAGAACAGGTTGTGGCATCTCCAGCATATGGAATATCTGGTGATTTAGCATATTACATTGTTTCAGATAATAAACTTTTTGCAAAAAATACAAGCATTCCATTGGTGTATGGAGCATCAAGTGTAACAACGCTTAAACCAAATCCTAATGGTGAGCCATCATTAATTATTCCAGGAAAAGGATTTTTAAATAAAGTTGGTCAACATAGAGAATATACTGTAGAATTTTGGACAAGAATAAATTCAGACTCAAGTGTTTCAAGAAAGATCTTTGGTCCTATAGCATCCGATGACGGGCTATATGTAGATAATGGATTCTTAACTTTAGTAATTGGTAAAACCTTTTCATCTCATTTCGTTGGAGAATGGTTTAGACCAATGCTTATTCAGATTAGGTTAATTAGAAATGCCGCAACATTAATATTAAACGGTGAAGAGGTAGCATCTTTAATTATAGAAACAGATAATTTAGAACTTCCAGAAGAGTATGATGAATATAATAAAAGTCAAGACTGGCTTGGCTTCTATTCATATTCAGATATAACTCCAATAGATATTGACTGTGTAGCCATTTATTCTTATCAGGTTCCATTAACAGTTGCTAAGCGAAGATGGGTTTATGGTCAGGGAGTTATTTCTCCAGAAGGAATTAACTCTGCATATGGCGGTGTTTCTGCTTTTATTGACTACCCGTTTGCAGATTACACAGCAAACTATACCTATCCAGATTTTGCTGAATGGCAACAAGGATCATTTGATAATTTATCTACAACAACCAAAGTTTTAAGAACTCCAGAATACCAACTTCCAACAATTTATTTAGATGATAAAACTATTAAAAACCTGTATACCGATAATCAAACAATACAAAGTTTAGAATCTGGTCCAGAAAATGATTACAAATTTGTTACATTTAGACCAAATAACTCCTGGAATGCTAAAACATGTTACTTTAACTTTAATAGTTTTAATCTTTTAAATAGTCAGGTAGACGCATTTTATGGTGTTTTTAGCAATCACAACCTAGATTCCGAACAAGTACTTTTTAAAATATACAACAATTTAAATAGCAACTATTTTTTAATTAAACAAATTGACGACACTATTTCTTATGTTTTAAACTATAATAATACAGAAGAAGAAATATATACTTCTGAAGCAATTGAAAGTCATCAACTATTTTCTGTTGGTATTAAGATCGACTCTTTAGTCGATACATATGGAGGAAATATTGCTGCATTTTTTGGAAATAGAAACTCGTTAAAAATTTATGTTGGAGGAGATGGATCTTTAGGCGGGACATTTTTAGGAAGAATATACTCCATAGGATTTTGCACAACAAAAAATACTTTATTAATATCTGACTATTTTAATGTTGATGGAATAGCAACATTTGATGATTTATCTATAGAAGGGGTAACAGAAGAAGAAAATGCACTTAGTTTATTTGAACACCTAGCAAGTTATACTTTATTGCCATTAGAGTCATATGGCACTTATTTCTTAGATATAGGCGTTTCTGGATCTTGGCAAGACTATTTACCATTATCCTACTTTGGACAATACGTTACAAATGATGTTGGCGATCAATTCTATGATTTAGATTTTTTACAGTTTAATGTAGGTTCTCCCTCCCCAACAACCCTAATAGAAGATGAGGTTACTTCATCTTGGAATTATCAAGATGTTTACCAAGCATATTTTCAACCAGTTCAAAGAACATATTATGATTTTGATAACCAGTTACTTACTGGATGGAACAACTATGAAGATGCTGAACAACAGGCTATAAAAACATATAGGTATGATACTAGTAATTCTGTTATAAAAAGTTATGTAACATTTCAATACATTGAAGATGGAGCAAACCTTATTGATAGTAATTTTACTACTACTCAACCAGTCCTTCGTGATTCAATTATTGATATAAATGAATATCCAAATTGGGAGACAACAAAGTTTGAAGTTATTAATAATGCCTTAATATATCCAACAAAAACAATTGATTTTAATGATTTGGCAATAGTTTATCATCTAGAGTTTAATGTTCGTGGAATTCTTAATAGACCAGTATTATTGCGTAATTTAGAGTTTGCATCTCAGGCTTTTAACGATAATTCTTTTAATCCAATTGGAACAAGATTTGGTGTAGATCTATTTCCATATAAACGGTCTGGCATTTATTTTGATTATAAGTCTAAAAATCCATATACAATTTATAAAGGAAGCACCCCATATTTATATTTAACTAAAGACTCAGGAATACAGGTTCGTGGAGACATCTTATCATTAGAAAGTCGTGGTATTTCTTTTCCAGTAAATCAGGCTTTGGCTTCAGATTATTTAGTTAGTGCTGTTCAATTATGGCTAAGATATTCAGAAGATGAGTTTCCAGCAGTTCCAACTGAGTTATTTGAAATTGTTTATAAAGGAGATACTATAAAGTTTTATTTAACAGCAGATAGCGACACTGGCCTTAGAGCAAGAGTTTTTGCAAAAAACCTATCAGACAATAGCACTCTTGATAATGTTATTTATTATTGGAATGGTCTTGTAGTTAGAGAGCCAATCCTTACCTCTAAAGAGTGGGGCGTCCTTGGAGTATCATTTGAGTCAGCCTTAGACTTTGACGAATTCCTTGGATCTATTAATATTAATGGTCCAGTATTATTTAATAACGTAGCCTACTATCAAGCAAATAATTTACAACAAATACAAAAAACAATTACTAGACCTTGGATTAGAGTAAAAACTGACGGGGTAACAAACTTTGACTGGGCATACTATAATAATAACTTTACTTGGAATCGAGCATTAATTATAGGATCATCAGACTTATATGGCGTAAACCCATCAGATGTTTATAAAACGTACTTAGGAACTAATAAAATAATATTTGATGATGATAATGGCTTGACTGTAGATTCAGATAAAATAAAAATATATCAGGATGTGACTTGGTCAATAAATACCGCTTCAGCCCTATAATATGCTATACTGATGGTTATGGATAACGAGATTCTTAAAAAAGTTGGCAATGTCCGACGCAAAGTAATAGAAAAAGACTACAATTGGGGTCTTTACGTGTACAAAAAGTCAAGCGGAGCATGGTTTACTGACGGTACTGGTAGTATATTAAACATACCATCAGAACGTGGAGATATTACAAAGATTGCAGAACTACGAAAAGTTGCTATGCACTACGGTGATGATGGCGAAGGCAAGGCAGTGTTTGTTCCTGGATTAACTAGAATTAGCGAGGAAGAGCATTCTGAACAACTAGATAGAATGAAGAATGGTTTGATTCCTTCTATGAACGACCATGGTGCTTGGGTAGCAGCACGACAAACCTATGATAAGTATGGTAGCGATGAGTGAAGATTACGTAAGGGTTGGATTAAATACACAAGAAAAGGATAACAATCCATTTTCTGAGCAAGATCCTTTTAATAAATCTTGGGATGCATTAAAAGATTTCACTGGATTAAATCAAAACTTCCGCAGAAAAACTGCAAGGAATGTTACAAAAGCAATGACATATGCAACAAATGAATATTTAGATTCTGCTAATGCAACACCATCTGGTACAGACGCAGGATCAAAGGCTATTAATCCTGGAACGGTATATAGAAATGGTTACGGACTATTTGATGTAATTACTCCTCCATATAACATGTATGAGTTAGCAAACTTCTACGATACATCATTTGCTAATCATGCTGCTATTGATGCTAAAGTAGAAAACGTTGTTGGTCTTGGCTACCGTTTTGATATTGCAGATAGAACCATGCTAAGGTTTGAAATGAACGAAGATCAAGCAGCAGTTGATCGTGCTCGTAATAGAATTGAAAGAATGAAACTTGAGTTAAAAGATTGGCTAGAAAACCTTAATGATGATGACTCATTTACTAAAACTATGGAAAAGTTTTATACAGATGTTCAGGCAACTGGCAATGGCTTTCTAGAAATTGGTAGAACCGTAACTGGTGAAATTGGATATGTTGGACATATACCAGCGACCACAGTTCGTGTTCGTCGTTTACATGATGGCTTTGTTCAAATTATTGGAAACTCCGTAGTTTATTTTAGAAACTTTGGGGCTAAAAATCCAAACCCAATGACTAATGATGCACGTCCAAACGAGATTATTCACTACAAAGAATACTCTCCATTAAACACATTTTATGGTATTCCAGATATTGTTGCTGCCATGCCATCACTTATTGGTGATCAACTAGCCTCACAATACAACATTGATTATTTTGAAAATAAGGCAGTCCCAAGATATATTGTGACCTTAAAGGGTGCAAAACTATCCTCAGATGGTGAAGATAAAATGTTTAGATTCTTGCAAACTGGACTTAAGTCTCAGTCACACAGAACACTCTATATTCCCCTTCCTGGAGATACTGAGAACAACAAAGTTGAGTTTAAGATGGAGCCAATTGAGAATGGTATACAAGAAGGATCATTTAAAGAATATCGTAAACAAAATCGTGATGATATTCTAATTGCACATCAGGTTCCAATCTCTAAACTGGGTGGAGCAGATTCTGGAATCGCAGCAGCATTATCTCAAGATCGTACCTTTAAAGAGCAAGTATCTCGTCCAGCACAAAAACATCTTGAAAAGGTTGTTAACAAAATTGTTCGTGAAAAAACAGATATTCTTGAACTTAGGTTTAATGAGTTAACTCTTACAGACGAAATTGCTCAATCTCAGATTATTGAGCGTTATGTAAAGACACAGGTTATGACTCCAAATGAGGCTCGTGAAAAGTTAGATCTTCCACAAAGAGCCGATGGAGATGAGCCTTTTGTTATGTCTGCAAGACAGGCAACTGACACAAGGGCTAATTTAGCAGGGAATCGTCAAAGAGATGCAGAACGAACAAATAACAATTCTG